CAGGTGCGACCGCCTGTCCACTGATCGACCAGATCTTCTTTAGTCGCCCCTGGCATCCTCTTGAGCAGGGCGAAGAAGACGGCGTAAGAATCACGCTTTGCCATCGCTTTCTCCCGTCTGATTATTGGCTTGCTCCAGGAGCGCCTTTTGGAGTTCCTCTTTCTGTTGTAGTAGCACTTTGATTTCGTTGCTTTTATTTGCATTAGTTATCAAGGCTCTTTCAAACAGTGCTATCGTAAAAGAATGAGATTCTTCGAGCTCACTCAGTTCCTTCTTCAGTCGAGCATTCTCCTCTCGAAGGCTTTGACAATCTGATTCGTCCTCATCACTCTGTGCATGTGATTTTTCTTCATCCTTATGAGTAGAGATGCTGGCAAAGAGCAGTAGAAGCATTGCCCCGAGAGTAGCTCCGATTAAGTAGTCCATCGGTTCCTTTTAGTTCACGTTAATATTGAGATTCATTTTCATTTGTTTCAAGCCCCCAGTACTTCGCCTCTGCTTCTGCCCAGATGCTGTAGTGCTTACCTGATTCGGGCATGAAGCGTCCCTTGCATATTGCTCGGTATCCCTGTACGAGGATCTTCATGTCGGCATCGTACTGTACACTGACAGCGGTTGACCCTTTGGGCTTCTCCCCATCGGCGTGCGATACGAAGACGAAGAGCTTGTTAGGGAATTGCTCCTTGAGCTTCTTGTACTCCTTATAGTTCATCCCTGTGTACTGCAGGGAGTCGATGATGACGAAGTCTGGGGAGCGTTGGCGCTTGAGGCGCTCGGTAAGGGCTTCTATCGGCTCTCTATCGAGGACTAAGAAGCGTCCCCGAGCCTCCTCCATTCGGCATCGGCGCATATTGTTTTGGAAGGAGAGGGAGAGGGACTCTTCCAACGAGTTGTAGGCTACCTTACCGTGCTTAGTCAGTTCTCTTGCCAGTTGCATCGCAAAGGAGCTCTTCCCATTGGCGCTCTCTCCCCAGATAAGCCAGACACCTGTACGTCCTGGCTCCCCGAAGGCATCCCGCCACACCCCCTCGAAGGGGATGCTGGGGATCTTCTTGCGGAGTATCTCGGAGGGTGAGTAGGCTCTTTCCATCGCTACGCCCCCGCTTGTAGTTTGAGCTTCTCAATCTCGGTGTAAGCCCTGCGCAGGCTTCCTGACTTGCGTGCCAGACTTACAGCATCCACCCCTTGGGGGACGTTGAGCTTTGCCACCTCGACCACCTGGCGCAGGAGGAAGTTCTTGCGCTCCTCCCCATCGAGTGGAGTCACCTGGCGGTAAGCATCGCCGAAGCGGGAGAAGAGCTCGGTATAGCCGACCTTTCTGCAATCAATGCTTCGCTCAATCTTTGCTCGCAAGCCATCTGCGCCCATCATATACCATCCGCAAGCGTTCTCCAAGGCATTCCACAAGGCTTTAAGCTCGAGGAAGGCTTCATACTGCAGGTCTCCCGCCTCGTCAAGGATGATCAGGGGCTGGTGGAGGCTCTTTACGTAGTAGACGAGGTTAGCGTAGATCTCTTCATAGCGTCCCTTGGCTTCCAAGCCAAAGCCAAGAGCAATCTGTCGCACCAGACGAACCTTCGTCTTGACCTGAGAGCAGTCCACGTAGACGACATTCTTATGCGTCCGAGCATATTGCCGAGCCGAGAAGGTCTTACCGATGTTCGGCAGGTCGCAGAGGAGGGCAGATAGGCTTCGCTCCTGACACGCTTCCAGCTGTCCCGTCACATAGTCATAGGTGGCGGTTGGAGCGACCTTCCATTCTATTTCGCCACGCAGGGGCACGTTGAGTCGTCTGGCGATACTCAGCCATGCAGTCTCGCTAAGCTGTTTCTCGACTTTCCCCTTCTTCAAGACATTGTACACGCTGGGCGAGATGCCGAGGGCGGTAGCGTGCTTGCTATCGCTGGGGTAGTTAGCACGGTCGGCGAGTATTGCCTCAAGCGTGCGCCCCTTGAGTTCTTTCGTTAGTTCCATAATTCCTTGATTAGTTTCTTTGCCCAGCGGGTGAAGTGCTTTTCCTCGAAGTAGATCTCCCCGCTGTCACTCTTATAAGCCTTACCAAAGGAGCCTCTCTTTCGTAGTCGCTTGGCTCGTTCTTCGCCAAAGACCCTCTTAAGATCATCCCACATATAGCAGGGCTCAAATACCACTGTCATCTTCATGGCTAGTCGGGACAGAAGGATTGCATCGTCAGTGCCGACTTAACTTTTGAGCTGAATCTCTTAAAGTCGTAGACTATTCCATCATAGATCTCGGGGATGCATAGGGCGATACCAAAGGCACCTTCCTTGTCCAGTTCATTGAACCCTCCTCCATCGAACGTCTCGATAAGCTCCTCTCGAGTCCAGTAGTCTTTTCCGTTGTACTCCATTTCTAATCTGATTTAATTAGTGTTCGATTACTATTCTTACAGGTCTGCCAGCGCCCTTGCTCGGATGTCATCCACCTCGGGGGAGGTTACCAGCCAGTCCTCTGTTTCGTTTTCGTCGTGGAGCTCACCATCCTCGCCTCGGCGTAGCGTGACCACCTCCTGTGGCTCGAGGTCGGTAAGCATTCGGTGTGTCTCTTCCTTCAGCAGACGAGCCTTACTAGGGAGACGCTCCGTGATGTAGGTGTCGAAGGACTTTACACGCTGTAGCTGTCCGTGGAGCTTCTTCCGATCCTCCGCCGTCTGCTCGATCGATGCCTCGTTGAAGCGTTCGACCTCGACAGCTGTCTCGATGTAGCGCCCGCCTTCATAGACGTAGACTTCATCCATCTGACCTTCCTCCTGCTCCCACCAGTAGGCATCTACCTTGCCGTTGCGATCCTTCAGCTTGCCGATCGCTTCGGGCGACAGTGCGAAGGAGCGGTAGTTCGCCTTGATAGACCCTCGACGTACCGAGGTTGCCCGATGTTCCCCGAGCAAGACGGCTAAGCGGTGCTTGTCGATGCTTGCTAGTTCGGGATTAACCGACTCCTGGAGGACTTCCCAGCGAGTACGCCCGCCCCAATACGCTTCGTTGCTATGTGGTGAGTGGTTGTACTTATAGATGAGTTCCTCATAGTAGGCGACGGCGTCCTCATACGCCCAAGCCTTGACCTTGAAGCGGTCGTTATGCTCATCGAAGCTTTTCTCCTCGCTGGTTTGGTTCGCCTCAAGCTTAGCGTAGTGGCGACCAGTGTTGGGGATGTACTCCTTCTCTATTGTGTACTTGAAGAGCCTGTTGAAGTGCTCAGCACCCTTTGCCTGTGAGTTCCCTGGTGCCAAGAAGAGCGCCTTAGGGAACAGCGCCCCGTCCGCCATCAGAGAGGTGCGGAAGTCCGACACCAGATGCTGTTCCACCTCCGCCTCATGTGGGCAAGGTAGCCCCAGGGAGAGGAGCGTGCGGAAGGTTGAGCGCAGACAGCCGATGAAGATGTCGTGGCGCTTCTTCCCAGAGAAGGCGTACCCGATGATTGCTTGGCTTGCCAAGTCGTAAGCAACGTAGATCTTCAGGCTGACGGTCTCGCTGATACCCTGCTCCCTCCAGTTGACCTTGATCTTGAGGTCTCGGTCGTCCAAGGAGATCTTCGAGAGGGACATCGTTGGGCGCTTACGCATCACGTAGGGCTGGTGCTTGCCTCGCCACGTCTGGTAGTCATCGTGCACCTTACCTCGCAGTGCCTTTGCCTCGGGCGTGTTGAGGTAGAAGGCAACCGTAGAGGCGGAGAGGGGCTTGTACTGGCGATTGTCGTACAGCTCACCCGTCTCGGGATTGTAGATAGCTACCAAGCCTTCGACGAAGTCATTGTAGCGGTCTGCCACCGTGCTATTGTATGGTCGGGTGTCATCGTTGTCGATGGCAAGGAGGAGGCGGAGCGTGTCGTGATCGACCTTGCGAGTCTGTTGGTTGCCGAACTTCTTGCTTATGAGACTTTCGTAGCCCTTCTGCTCAAACTCCCGTAGCGCCTTCCTAAAGCGGGGCGCACTCTGTGGGAGTGTATGCCCTACTTCTTGGCGATAGTAGCCGATGGCGCTCGCCAGTTGCTCCCAGCGTACCTTCTTGCTACCTCCCATCACTCGCTTCAAGAGGCGTATGTCCGCTTGCAAGCTCCGTACGCTCTGTAGTACCGACGCATTCACGATGTATTCCTCTGTCAGCTGGGCTATGCGCTCAAGAGAGAGGGTGAGGTTAAGCTCTCGCAGGCGCTTAGGATAGTACTCCTGAGCTTGGCGATCCCTCTGGTAGTGGTCGCTGAACCACTTGCGGAGTACCGCTACATGGACGGCATCGCTCCCAATGCGCTGATCTACCTTGTCTCGGAGATCTCGGGGCAAGCTGTCGTAGTCGATGAGCGCTGAGTTGCCTTTGCCTTTACCCTGACGCACAACCTTAATTTTGCCTCTGCGAACCATTGCTTGGTAGTTTGCATAGACAATGACGGGAGCTAAGCACTCGGACTGGTTATCGGAAGTTCGTCGATCCTCAATGAGGTCGGCAAGGTCTATCACCATGGATTTTCCGTAGTGCTGAAGCATGGTCTTAGAGATTGGAGGCTAGTGCCTGGAGTCCATCAAGCATATTGATGGTTACGTGGTAGCAGAGACTGACTACTCGCCCATTATGCTCAATGCGTCCTTCGCTGTTACCCTTGTCAATGATGAGCCGTGCGCCGTTGCCGAAGACCTGGATCATCTGCCCGTCAGCGTCGTGTATCGTCTCGCACTCTGGTATGGTGCAGTAGACCTCACCGCCTAGCTCGAGAGCCAGAGCACGTGCCCTCTTTGCATCCTCTCCGTCTCGCTTGTAGTTGAGGGCGAGTGATAGCCCACCCTCAGAGATGTCCAGCTCCTGCATGATGCGCTTGCGGACATCGGCACCCACTTCAATGTGTCGTTGCATAGTTGTTGCCATGTGATTATTGTCTCTAATCGGTTTCTGTCTATCTTTACACGTTGTTAAGTCTTAACAACACTGCAAAGTAACGGATAATTTTCCGATGAAGCAAGCAAAATAGGATAATTCTCTGATTTTATGTCTAGCACTATCGCCTCTCGAATATCTCAAATTATTGATTATAAGGAGACTAATATTGCCCAGTTCGAACGAACTATAGGGGCTAGTAGTGGAGTTATACGGAAGGCAATAGCCCAGAATTCAGACATACAGAGCAAATGGCTTACTGCTATATCGGATAATTATCCTGATATATCTCCGCTGTGGCT